CATCCATTCTTCGAAATTCATCTATCATGAAGTTTCTAATCTCATTTATCTCTGAGAAGTCTGTTGAGTACACTGTAAATAGAATTTGTTCGGTGCATATAAGCCATAAGGTATCATATGAGACTCCTATCTTATCGTAGACTATATGCTTCTTCCCGCTCAAAAATTGATTCATTTCTGGAGTTTGTTGAACTGGGAATATTGGAATTATGTTCTCTCCTAGATTATCGCTCCAATATGCATCTGCATCAAATATGCCCAAGGTTGTCATTCTGCCCCATAGATATTTACGAAGCTCAAGCATTGAATCTAATTTATAGTTTACTGTCATAGCGCCCCTCCAAATGCTGATGCTAGTGCTGCGTCTGCTTGAACAGACAAAGTATTAGGACTAAATGAATATTTAACTGTTCTAATTTCGGCTGGTAGTTTAAGAGCCTTCGACATAGATTTATTAAATAATTGTTGAAATCCAGATTTTCTTATTGATACATTAACTAGATTAGATTTAAAAAATCTTGAATAGGTCATCATAAATGAATTTCTTACACTAGCCCCGCCTGGGCTTTTAACGGTCACAGAGGCGCCTTCTGGCATAAATACTGTATAACCATTAGTTTCAAATACTAGGCGCTTAGAATGGCGTGGAGCAATTTTAAGAGGCATTCCAGCTTCCATCACAGAAGCTTTTTTAGTAAATACATGTCTACGATTACCTTCTGTTGAGGCAAATGTTTTTGAAGGCATAAACTCATATGATACAGAAAATCCAAGACCCTCTGTATTTAATTTATTTAGTTTAAATAGTCTAGCTGATGGATCTCCAGTCTGCCGCCATTCATAAACATGATGCAAAGATTTTGGCTTTACTCTAGCCTGTGCGTCTACAAATTCTGCAAAGTCTTTATCTATTTGATTAAATATAATTTCTCTAAATTTATTTTTAAATGCTGCGTTTGATGATAGTTTACTCACTACTTGAGCATTATAATAAACATAGGCAGATATTTGAGCAACCAAACTTTCTTTAAATACCTTACCTTTAGATGCAGTCATTAGTGATCTTAATCCACTTGATGCTTGTACTAGGGGAATACTATAGTCCAATGTTCTGATTCTCCGATCTCTTCAATACAGAGTTATATGATATAACATTTCCAAATCCATCTGTAACTGGGGTGCTGCCTATTACCTCAAATACTGTTGGAGTATCTGAAGGGTAGTTTAACTCTACCCAAATTGGATTATTTTTTGAATCACGTATGTTTGTAATTTTCTCTCTAAAGGTTAATCTATCAGCAGTTCTTACTTGAAGAATCTCTTCGTTTGTATATTTAGTTCCAAAAGATTGTATACTATTTGTTCTTGTAGAAGATGAATTGCTAATAACTCCTTTTGCAGAGCAGTCTACAGTTTTATAATACTGCCACTCTTTTACTATAGCACCAGTATCTGCATCTTGTAAATCATTTTGTCTATAGACGTCCATTTTCATGGACAATAAAGAATCTAATAGGTCTATCATATTACAACCATAGTGGTAAGCACATATGGGTATAATAGTTGGTCTGCATAGGCGTTACCTGTTCCTTTATAGGCATCTGATGAATACTCAAAATCCCAGTCGAATGTAGAAACGCTTTTAACATATTTGTTGGTCCATACTTTATCTTTTGCAAAGTAATCGCCCATCAATTGAATGCATGCTTGCTCAACATTGTCTGGAACTTCCGCCCATCCAAATTTGCCAGCGACTTTATAGCGAACATCTTTTCTAAATGCTCCGTATCCAAAATTATCATTAATTGTTGGAGGTACCATACCATTCGCAATATATACAGTATTGTCTAGAGCTTGACTTCTGTCTACTCTTAGACCAAAACCAGTTTCAGAAACAAGCGGATCGAATATCCAGTTATTTTCATTATTGATATTATCAACAAGCAAAATGTCATTTCCATAAAGCTCATGTAATGTATCTAATTTAAATGGAAGCGGAAGCAAATCTGAGCCTGCACCATACGCTATTTGAACATCATCATACAAATAAAATTGCTGACCTGTATGATTTTCAATTACTTTACGTGCATACTTCTCTGCCATTATAAGTTCATGATATGACTTATAGTTTGGATCTGCTGGATCTACCGCTATTCCTAAATCTTCTACTGCTTCGGATATTGAAGCATATGGCGTTACAACGTCTACAAAAGTATCATGGCTGACGTTTGAAGAGCTTATCGCATATTTCCATCTTAATTTAAGATTTTTATTTCTATCAGTCAAGGCATAAGGAATACCAATTTCATATGAGCCAGGATCTACTTCTGACTTTGCTGCAACAACATTTGTTGCGACTGGAGTAGCTGGGCTTATTGCAGGTGTTACTGCTGGATCCTGAGTTATATCATAGATATCTACTAGGACTGATCCATCTGCATCTACTATTTGTCCGCCCCAGAATATTTTAGTCTTTGCTGGTGCGTAACTATTCTTATAAACCTCTGCCATTTAATTGGCTTAGTTATAGAACTCCTGAACTTCTTTTGGAGTAGCCATAACAAAACCTTCCTCCTTATCAAAAATTGCCTGGGCTGTATCTTTGTCCATAGCAACGAATGGGTGTTCTTTTGTAAATGTGTGTCCTAGAATATCGTATCTAAAGTTAGCACGAGTCATTTTAACTAGAACTAAGTCTTCTTGTTTGACCTGTTTTGCTTCTGGCTTTTTCAATTCAGCAGCATTCATCTCTTCTTCTTCTTCCTCTATGCCCTTGGCCTTTTTATAGATGGCCCAGGTTACGCCTTCTTCTGCGAGTGCAGCAATAATATCTTTTTTACCTTTTTGGTCTGTTACGTCTACTGCAAAGTCTTCCGCAATCTGCTTTAACTCTGCAACTTTTAATGTATCAAATGACATTAATTTCTCCTTTTATAGGTTATTTAATTATAGCATTAGTCAATTAAAAGGAAAAGCCCCCAAATTAATGGGGGCCTTTCAGCAGATCTAAATCCTAAATTAGGAAGCGACCTTAACGTTCTTAACAACAACCCATGCGTCTGCTTGCTCAATTTGAACGCCAACACGAGTATAGAGTGTATACTCAATTGCGTCCTTCTTTGGCCAGAAGAAACGGTAAACGGTTACATCACGCTTGATACCAATAACTACGTTATTTGGGAATGTCAAGTGGACGTCACCATGATTGCCAGTTTCGCCTGAGTAATCGCCATCTTGTGCTTCTGGAAGAAGTGGAACTTCAACAATCGGAATACCGAATGCGAATGGAGCCACATATCCAGCTGGGCCACCTAGAGGCTGTACGCCTTCTCCACGGATGATCGACGATGCGATATCTTGTGGGATGGTCTGGTTTGTTCCAATGCTATTTGCATACAGGAAGTCCTGAATCAAATTGGAACCAGAAAGGAAGCGAAGGTCGGAACGACGTTGCTTGTACTTACGTGGGAGTGCCTTGAGGGCGCTGTTGAAGAGTGCACGGCTGATACCAGCACCTGCAGCGTCTACAACGTGACCGTAGGTCTTTGCCTTCTTGACTACACCATCAAATGCCTTATAAAGGTTATCTGATGTAAGGGCGGTATTACCATTGAGGAGTACATCTTCAATGTCATTACCTGCCTGTGTTGCCATCATACGGGCAATATGATCTTCTAGATCTGGACCTTCGATATTGTCCTCAAGAGATTCTGTTGAAAGCTCCCAATCCAAGCGAAGCTTCTTTGTTGTAAGAGAGATCTTGGAGAAGGATACAGCAGAGTTTGAACCTGTGTTATCTGCTTCTGTAGCGAGAACCATAAGTTTCTCACCAACACCAATACGATCAATCTCGGTGGTGTCTGCTCGCATGCGAACAGTACGTGCCACCTTACCAATTACTGTTGCGTCAAACATGTAATCTAGGAAACGTGCGGACTGCTCAGGATTGAGTAGACCACCTTCTCCTTCAGACCCGATGTGGACACCAGTAGTAGCTACTGCTGATCCAGTCATGCCTGCTGTTACGGTTGTGTTTGCTGCAACTGCTTTTTCTAACATTTCATTGCTCATTATATTTTTCACCTACCTTTTATTTTAAAAGTTCATTCACGGAACCGAGGAAAGAACCGTTCCATTTTGATTTCTTTATTGTTACTTCCTGAGACCCGCCAAGGTCTGAGGACTTCTTAACTGCGGTCTCTGATTCTACCGCACCGACACGCTTTTCTACGCCATCAATCGTGTTCTTGATATCTTCTACAGCCTTTGAAAGTGCTGCATGTTGTTCTGCCAATTCTGAAATTCGTCCATCAACGCTCTTGCTGAAAGTTTCAACTGTGTCTTTAATAGCTGTAACTTGAGCAGCATTTGCTTCTGATGCCTTATTTAGAGTTTCTGAGAAAAAGCCTTTTAGATCGCCAAGCATCTTTGCAAAATCAGGTTCATCAACCTCAACTTCTGATACGTCGGCTGCTTTTTCCAGAGTTTCGGCAGAAGCGTCTTCAGCAGGCGCTGCTTCTTCAGCAGGTGCTGCATCTTCGGCAGGAGCTGCTTCTTCAGCAGGTGCTGCATCAACGACAGGAGTCTCTTCGACTGCTGCCAATGTTTCTGTGTTTTCTGACACTTCATTACCTCCTTCTGCGTTTGCCTGTTTTGCAATTTTGTTTGTATCAGGCAACGTTAATCTTGACTTGTGTAAATCAAGAATTCTATCTATTTCCTTTGCTTTGTTTGTATCATTTGATTCTACCCAGCCGATCAAAGTTGCTGGCTTACCAGAGACTGGTGATACATATTCTGTGTCTGTGGACATGAATACAGAATCACTGTCTTCACAATAAAAAATATTCTCTACTTTTGTTTCTGCTGCAATTCCTTTAAACATTAATTGTCCATTCATCTTCTGAATTGACAAGATGTTGCATAGCTCATTTGCTGGAGAATCAACAACTGATAGCTCCATCAATGCGTACTCTTTTATAAATCTTACTGGCTTACCTGTGGACTTATTGACTTCGTTTTCTGAATCAATAATCTTTCCGCCGATTGAAAATCCTTGTAGAGTTCCGTCCAAAATCTTTTCCCATGTATCTTGTGCACCTTTTGAAATATATGCATCAACATAAACGCCATTATAAAATTCTTTTGATTCTGGATCGTAGTATGTTTCTGGTTTGAATGAAACCATTTTACCAACAGCATTTGATCCATGCATTTCACGAATGTTTCCACGGAAAGATTCGAATGCTTTCAATGATGCATCTGCTGTAACGACATCTCCTGTTTGATCAAGATTATCTAGCGTAGCAAAACCAGAAACGGTGCGCTTTTCACGATTGACTTTTGTGAATGGCACCGACAAATTGATATTGTCGCCATTTGATGACCATAGAGATTTCTCAATATTCATATGCTTAATTTTATAACGTTATTATATATAAGGCAAATAATCAGTTGAGTAGTATTACTCAACCTGTCTGCCTTCACCTTGAGGATTTCTAGCTTCCCCCGAAATATCTGGGGAATTATTATCCCTTTCTTGGTCTCTTGTTCTGGTATTTCCAGCCTGGGCTCTTACTTCCGCCTGCTGTTGTGGCTTTAATTGTACTACTTCGTCCCCGCCATCCATTGGGACCATACCCTTGCGAATACGAACTTCATTTGGGGTAATTACCTGCATTCTTAAATAACGCTCATCAATCTTAGATTGAGTATCTTCGTCAGTAAGCGACAATTCATTAAATTTAATTTGAAGGGCATCAGTCATTTCTTCAATTAATTTATTTAGTTTCTTTTCCAAAATATCTTGGACTGGCTTACATACTTGCTCTTTAAATGTTTTATCTGCATCACGGGCATTTGCCAAAGAAATTCCTTGAGGGCTACCAATTTTAGAAATTGGGACACGGTGAGCCATTAATATTTCGTCACGGTTAGATTGACGATATACGTTAAATGAAGATTCTTGTGCTCCCGCCTCAACTGGCTCCATTTTAAATTCAACCTTAGAGTCTGGGGAATCGGCTGGTAGAGGAATATAAAGTGAGCGGTGATTCTTCCCTTTAAGACCAACCTGGAAAAATTCCAGCAATTTACGCTCTGACTCTGTTGAGAGCTTTGCACCTTTTACCGTAATAATATAACGTGGTACTGCCTTATTTTCAAAATAGTCAAGGTTATATTTACCAGCAAATTCATTTCCAGCCATAGCATTTGATGCTGCTACGATGTCTGGGATACCATAGTAGTTATTACGTGGGGTATATTTCTTAAAGTGGATAATTTCATTTGGTCTATCGCTGCCGTCCGCAATTGGATTAGGAGTTTGCTGATCTCCAAAATTACGGAAGAATACAGCCTTGCCATAAAGCAATTGAATAAAGCCATCACGAAGACGGCGGACACGCATTGTCTTTGAAGGAATATGTCCGATATACCCTATCTTTCCAGATGTTGTTCTACCAACTTCTAAATAGCCATTTCCTGTTGCCTCTACATCTACATAGAACTTAATTAGAGTTTCTTTAAATGTTTCTTCTTCATTGCAATCTTCTAACCATTCATGTAGATCTTGACGAAGTCTATCAAGCTTTCTACGTGCCCGCTCTAATTGATTTTCGTTATCAATTCCATCAATTGCATCCATTGTCTTGCGTGTTTCAATAAAGTCATATCCAAGACCTACAATGTTTGAAACCTTGGCGTTAATTGCTGCATAGTTGTATGGCGAAATTTCATAAATATGTGAAAGATATTCAAGGTTATATGGAGGCTCAATAAGGTCAAACATTGCATAGCCAGTAATGGCTTGTGCAAGAAGATTCTGTTGTGTCTCCGCCCCATCAAGGCCAACAAATCTCTTTTGAATTGTACGGCTCATCTTGCGTCGGAATGCAGGACTTAGCCCAGAAATCTTTTGTAAATCTTCGCCAGAGGCCATAAATACGTCTGTTGTTTTTACAACGCTTGCTGACGGTATGTGGAAATCTGATGCTGTGTATGCGTGTACGCCAGTATCTAATTCTTGTGAATTATCTTCGAACATTGTTGCCATTTTGCTGAGCCTTCCTTGTTTCTTCCTTATAAACGCCTATGTCTAGTGGATCTGGTGTCAGGCCCCACTTTAGCCTTTGTTGCTGATATTCAAATTCTTCATCATCAATTTTACGACGGCCAGATAGGAATACTGGCTGCCCTTCATAAATTCCATATGATCTTACTTCTCTGGCAAGAGCATCTATGCGAGAGCGATTGCCTTTCATGGAGGTTATAGATAGGAAGTTGCCATCATCATCGCCAATCCAACGTCCGTCTGGCATTTCCCATACATATATTCCCAGAGTTGTTTCTTCTGGTCCTACCTTTATGCTCTTGTTCTTAATATCCATAGGTATTTATTTTACCATCTTTGCCAGTCTAAGTCCAGCTTTTTGTCATGCCAAATGACAAAATTATATACTTTGAACCACAATCCAGTCATTATTATATGCCGTTGCGCTTGTTTCTGTCAGAATAGGAGTCGAAGAGTCTGTAATTGTTGAAGTTTGCTTACGAATATATAGATCATAATTGGAGGCAGCTTGGGTTGAATTAAAGGCTGTCTCGTATAAAGTAATATATTGGTATAGGGCTGATACTGATCCATTTACTGAATAATTGAATCTAATATCACTTGATACCGCCGACGCAAATACGACTAT